TAGAAGATGATGAGGTCTTCGACCCTTACTATGTACTGCCTAATGGATTCAAGTTGTTACTTGGTTCTCTGCTAAGGTTTATGTACTACCACAGAGATGAACCAGATAAGATAGCGTTGATTAGTCAGTCAACTTATGTCACGCTATTTGCATCTGAGATGGGCTTTGATATGGTAGATGAATTGGTTGAGGATATGGTAGTGAAGTCTGAGTTGCAGAACTTAGATGAAGAACTAAAGAAACTATTGGCAAGGGACAATGATGGAGAAGGCGGAGCGTGAAGAAATATGGCAGATTATAACCCATCTGGCAGAACAAGGATTGAACGTACAGTCATACAGCGTGGAGGACCACTACCTCAAAGTCACCCTATCAATACCACTTTTGAGCAAGATGTAAGAGAGACATTGAAAGAACTCGGTGACCTGCTGATAAGTAAGCACCGTGACTATGGCCCAAAGAATATCTCTGACTCGCCAGGTGGTGCGCTCAATGGTCTACGTGTACGTATGCACGACAAGACTGCACGCATCAACAACTTAATTGACAATGGCACACAAGCACAACACGAACCACTGGAGGATTCCTTCAAAGACCTAGCAAACTATGGTATAATTGCCTTGTTAGTTCTACGAGGAAAGTGGGATAGATGAAAGAGCAGGAACTCTTTGATTGGTTAAAGGCAGAGAAGTTCCCCGACTTAACTCACTCACCTGATGTATATGATGGCTTTGATTGCATCTCTGAGGAATCAAAACTATTTATAGAACTTAAGTGTAGACGTACCCATTATCCTGAACTCCTGATTGAGAAGATGAAGTATGACTTCCTCCTTGAGGAGTCCGCTAAGTTGGGGCTGTCGCCTTGGTATATCAACTCCACACCTGAGGGTATCTGGGGATTCTCCCTGCTTGAACTCAAAGATATGCAGTGGGCAGAGAAGTGGTTGCCGTCTACTACTGAGTTCGCTAACAAGAATAACAAGATGAAGTTGGTTGGCTTCATCCACGTAAACCAAGGGTTTAAGATTATATGATTGAGTGGGAGCGTATCGAACGCTGGCAATACATCGTTGACTCTGTTGCTGCTGAGTATCACAAGAAGTTTGAGATTGAACCAGAAGATATTAGGCAGGTGCTATACCAGTGGTTCGTTGAACATCCCAACAAGTTAGATACTTGGGAGGCAATAGGTGAGAAGGATGCAAAGAACTTAATCTACCGTAGCCTACGCAATCAAGCACTGGATTACTGCCAACACTGGAAGGCTAAGTCAGGTGGGTATGAAACCTCTGACCTGTTCTACTATGAGGCTGATATGGTTGAGGCTCTGTTGCCCTCTGTATTACGAGGTGAGTTCGGTGTCACTGCTAAGTTGAATCTCGGCAGACCAGGCCGTCCCTCTGCACCCAATGAGGGTGGCAATCTAATGGCTATGATGATTGAGATTGACTATGCCTTCTGGAAATTACCTAAGGATGATAGGCGCATACTATTCCTGCGTCACGCTGAGTCGCTAGACTTTGCAAAGATAGGTGAAGAACTTAATATGGGTACTGAAGATGCTGTGCGTATGCGACACAAGCGTGCCATCAAGAAACTAATCCATAAGGTTGGTGGCTTCAAGCCTTACAAAGATGAGGACTCAGAACCTACTGAAAAGCAGACTCAATCTCCCGATTAATCAGGTAAAATTTAATTAGTCTTCTTTAATTTTTTCTAAAGTTCCTGCGTCCTCTGATACTAGATGACTAGAAATAGAATCTATATCGCGCTTAACGGAATACCATTTAACTGGATTTCCGTTCATAGGATTTTTCTTTAACACATCCCAGATTATTGCTGGCTGTCCGTTCCACAAAACGCGTTCATCTTTTTTGAACTTCATCTAATTTTCTCCTGTCTAGTAGATGATAAAACCATTATACCATACTGCTTTTTATTTGTCAAGTGTCGGTGTGTCGCCGTCTAATTCCATCTCGCCACTGTCAACCCACAAATGTTCTGGATAATCTTTATCCAACTCTGCGTGATGTAGTTCGACTATCTCTTTCCAACTTTGTACTGTGTTCATCTTATCCTCCTGTTGAATAGAATCCACTGCCATTAAACTTTACTGCTGGTGCTGACCATACACGACTCATCGTGTTTTGGCAACAGATAGGTTCGGTGCTGTCACCATATGCTCTCTGTACTTCTTGTGTACCACCGCATACATTGCACTTGTATTCATATGTAGGCATTACATCTCCCCATCTATAGGTGTAGGTGCTGTGCTGATGGAGCCACAGTCCTTGCACTTCTGTTGCAAATCATACCAACCCACTGCCCGTTCTTCCTCATCCCACATCACGGTTATCTCAAACATCAAGCAACCACAGATACAGGCGAATGTAGGCTCACCAGTTAGGTCAAACATCTAGTACCAATTCCTGCGCTGATGGTGTTTCCACGCCTGGCACGGGGTCTGGTAGCGGTGTTCGATATAGCGGTAGGCATTGAGTATCTGTACTGCAGGGTCTTTGCTCGTCTCTTTGAGCATCTGTGCTATGCCGTAGGCACTGCTACCCTGCTGGTTCTTGGCTAGATGGTCGAACCTACTCTCCTTGGTGAACAATAGGCGGATACATTTACGCTGACTAGCATCCCAGTTCCACCCATATCTAGCAAACTTCATAGCCATTAGCCTGTTGTTGTGCTTCTGTTGCATCGTAGCCTTGGTTGGCTTGGCCACTACCCTAGGCTTGACATCCACCTTCACATCCACTGTCACTGTGTGAGTCAAGGGTGCAAGGCTGGCAAGTAGCACAATACTTATGACTATGATTGCTCGCTTTTTCATCCACTTATTCTACCAATCTTTCGTCGAACACTGGCTCTGTGTCGCTTCTCGTGTCGCACTGAGTTGTGTCTATACGATAGCCCCGCTAGTAGGGCACGCTCACCTGTGAGTAGGCCACCCCATATGGAGCCAACCCCACCCACACTGAGGATGTTCTCCTGTTCCATCCCCTGTTCTAGGCACTGCATCTTGACTGGACACTGATGGCAGATTTCGATTGCTTCTACACTGCGTAGCACCTGTAACTTCTGCTCGTCTGCATAGATTGAGTTCTCATAATGCCATAGGTCAGGGTCAGGGTGTCCGTTGCACGCTGCTTGCTTGTGCCAGTCGCGGTTCATCTGTTCCACCAATCTGTGAGAATCCTTGTTGTCTTCTTGCGGATAGCAAGCAACACACATACACCCATCAAAACTGTGACGCTCATTACTCCACTCTCACAATCTTGTGTGCCTCTGCATAATCTATATCTTCCCACTCTGTAACCTTGTTACTTTGTACTGAGTAAATCCACTCGTCATACTCTGCAAGGCTCATCTCTGCTAGATTTTCTGGTAGTTCTGTGCCCTCTGGAATCGTCACCTCAACACGCCTTGTGCCACTGATGAGATATGTAATCTGAAATTTAGCCATTGTTTCCCCCTAGTCCCATTTGTATACAACTTCATTGTCACAACCACACGTTGTGCAAGTAAACCAGTACGTCCCGTTCCTGTCTTCCCACTCTTCGTTCTCTGCCTCGCATACCACGTCGCCCTCTGGCATCGCTTCGCATAGCACTACATACTTAGCCATTACTTACCCCCATATAGACACTCTGCTGCTGTGCCCCAACAATATCCTTCACCCTCCACATACCAGATATGGTTGATGATTTCGTAGCCACCCTTGAGTGCTAGTCCTATGAGTACCAGCACTCCTAACACTAGGACAATCTCTCCGCGTTTAGTTAGTCTCATCTTCTACCCCACAATCGTGTCCATATACACCGCAGACTACGCAAATATCACCGCTATCTAGCAAGCAATACTTCGCACCCTCTATATCTTCAATCATATCTTCTACGTCATAATCTGTGACGCATACTTTGCAAGTTGCTTGTTCCATTTACTTACCCTCCCGTAGTTGTGTGATTAGTTCTCGTGCCTTGTCTAGGTTCTGCACTACCCATACTTCACCGTCCCTATGGCGTACTGTCCACGTGATAGTGTCCTCGTCATAGTGGCGGGTGATGCTGTAGTACCCGTGAATATAGTGCCCTGCCTTGAGTCTAGTCAAGTGCATCTTCGTCTACTATCTCGTGCTGTACTGTGATGCCGTATAAAGATATAAGAATGACTGGCATTAGTGCTAGGTATAGGTAAATCATCCTAGGCACCCGCAATCTTTGACTGGTATCAAGCAATCACCGCATAGAATTTCATCTGTTAGCACTGCCCCCACGTCTGGCTCTCCAATTCTCCTAGGTCGAAATCTTCTGCCCACTCTGGGTAATCTATGTCACGGAAGATGAGTTCATACCCGTCTCCTGCGTGCCAAAATAGTGTCGCGTGATAGGACATATCCTCGTGCGTGATGAGTAACCGACGGGCAAACCCTGTGCTTTGCTCGCTGAGTGCAATCACGTCGTAGTCTTCTTTAACATCTTTCATTCTTCTTCCCCCTTGTCGTATAGGTATCCACCCATAGATGTACCTAGATTTGTGCGTATAACTAACGTGCCGTGCATATCTTCGTAGACTTCTGCTCCTGTCATATTCTCCTCCACCCATACTTTCAAGTCTTGGATAGTGTCCACTTCCTGTAGTTGCATCACTCCCCCTCCATTTCAAAATACCCGTCTTCTGAAACTGTGTCGCCGTAATCGCTGGCGATGGATGCGAATGCACTTTCAATGCGTGCCTTCTCTTCGTCTCGTGCTTTGAGTTCTTCCGTGAGCAAGTCAAGGATTGGGTCGGTGTAATCTGTCGTGATTGGTTCACCCCACTTCTCCCCGTGTGCTTGCACTGCTCGGAAGATGACGTGCAACTGTGCTTGCGTGAACATAATCGGTTGGTTTTTTCTCACTCTGCTATCTCCAATTCTTCTTCAAGTTCTGCCACTGCTTCGTTGAATATGTCGGTGTAGTAAAGGTAAAGGTCTAGCCCCATTAGCCCGTAGATGGTAGTTTCCCCCATATGGCCTAACTCTGCGCTGCCCCTGTCGTTGTACTCGCTAGGCATCTCCTGCCATTCCTGTACAATTTCGTTGTAGTAGATGGGCATATACCCTTCTACCCATTCTCCACTGTTGTCTTGTATCTCTTCAAGGGTGACGTACCCCTTCTCAATCTCGGTCTTGAATTCTTCTTTCATCTGTTCTTTAATCTTGTAACTCATTAGTTGCCCTCCTTGATATTTACGTCCACTATCTCCACCTTGGCGACGTGTTCTATCGCTAACGTGCCCTGAATAATCTCATTCACCTTAGCCCACCCCCACGCTTCATAACTAGGGAAAGACTCGCGCCCGTCCTTGCTTGTCACCCGTAGGGCAACTCCTGTTGGTTGGCTCATTAGATGTCCTCGCAATCGTGTCCATATGCCCATTCGTTGGCGTCATTCTCATCTAGTAAATCAAATACCCGTGAGCATTCAATGCACTTTGCTTTCGTTGATAGTTTCATAATCTAGTCTCCCGTCTAGGTCTTGCCGATACCTTGCACCTTGCTTGGTATCTTGTGCCCTAATCATCTCTCGCAGATGTCGCACTCGTCAAGTGTTTAGGGCGGTGACTTCCGTCACACTTTCAATTGCCGTGCATATTCTGGAATTGCTGCGATTGCTTGTGCCCTCGTCTTAAACACGGGGCGGTTCATATCATAGAGAATCTTCCCCTCGTCATCGTGCCTAGCGAATGACCAGAACCCGCACCTCTGGCCAACCCACCAAAACTCTCCATCGTAACGGGTCACCCAATCTACGCCATTGGCGTGCTTGTAATACTGGCTCATTCTTCCTCCCTCGTAAATTCTCCCGTGAATGATAGATTCAAGATATACGCCCGATTGTAGGCGAGATAAGATTCTAGCGCGTCAA